AGGCCAAGGGCGTCAAGCGCCGGCACGGCCTGGACGTGATGGTCGTCGACTACCTGCAGCTGATGGACGGCGACGGCGACAACCGAAACGCTCAGATCGAGGGGATCACGCGCGGCCTCAAGGCTCTTGCCAAAGAACTCGGCATTGCAATCGTGCTGCTGTCGCAGCTGAACCGCAAGCTCGAAGAGCGTCCGAACAAGCGCCCCATGCCGTCAGACTTGCGCGACTCTGGCGCCATTGAGCAGGACGCTGATGTGGTTATCTTCCTGTATCGCGACGAGGTGTACAACCCAGACAGCCCGGATATCGGCGTGTGCGAGGTCGACGTGGCCCTGTGCCGCCAGGGTGCGCCTGGCCGTGTCGCGCTGGGCTACGTCGGCGAGCAGACGCGCTTCGAAAACCTCACGCATCGATGGCAGCCGGCGAAGGCACCCGAGTGGCGCGGCAACCGCGGATTGGCGGCCCACTTATGAGCGCGAACGTTTTTAAGAAGGGCGATATCTGGCACTACCGCTTCCAGGTCGGCGGCGCGCGCGTCCAGCGCAGTACCAGAATGAGGAACCGGCGGCTCGCCGAGAAGAAGGCCGAGCAAGAATATGAAGCGGCCGTGGTGCGCGCCAACGGCGGCCAGCCGGTGCCGACTCTCGAGCAGCTGATCGAGGTATGGATCGTGGTGCACCGGCCTGTGGCCAGCGCAGCCCACATTCGCAGCGTGGACACGTTCCGGCGCCTGCACATGTATGACCTGGGCCCCAAGGCGATAGACAGCATCACCACCGCCGACGTCGAGCTGGCGCGCAACCTGCATCTGCAGGACCACAAGCCGGCCAGCGCGAACCACTGGCTGCGCATCCTGAAACTGCTGACTATGTGGGCGGTCAAGCGCGGCACGCTGGCGGCGGCACCGTGGCGCGTGTCGATGCTCAAGGTGCAGAAGCGGCCGCGCGCAACTCTGGCACTGGATGTGGCCCGGACCTGGTTCGATGCCGTCGACGATGCGGCTAAGCGCACTCCGGCCGTGGCCACCGCCGTACGCATGATGTTTGGCCTGGGCCTGCGCGAGAGCGAATGCGCGTCGGCACGGTGGGAATGGGTGGACTGGCAGCGCACGACGTACACGCCTGGAATTACGAAGGGCAGGGAGGCCGAGCCGGTACCGATGCCGGCCTGGCTGGTCGAACACCTTGAGCCGCTGCGCCAAGCCCAGGGGCTGATAGTCGTACGGGAGGATGGCAAAGAGTTCCAGTCGGGCTTCGCGCGCCAGGTCATGCGCAAAGCGAACTCATCGTGCTCGCTCAAGGGCATCACGCCGCACCGACTGCGCGGCACGTTCGCCACGCTGCTGTCTGAGGCTGGCGTACCGGTGCAAACGATCCAGCGGGTGATGCGCCACAAGAGCCCGGTCACCACGATGGGCTATCTGGAAAAGAACCTCGACCTTGCCGCGCGTGCGCAGGATCAAATCGGCGCGAATGCCGGGATGATGCGGCGCGAAAGTGGCGCGTAACGTCAAAGGAAGGCCGGAAGTACAAGCATTCCGGATGATCAAGAGTCATCGGATATAGCTACTCCAGCAGTTCGATTTGACCGCTCGACGCCTTGAACGTAGCACCTAGAACACCGGTGCGCGCAGCATGTCAGATTGCCTCGCAGAAAAGCTATAGTCGTAACGCTTGATGATGGTCTCAACTAACTCGAAAAACCAACTCGGCGCCGTTGGGGATACATAAACGGCTTCGAGCAAATCGTTGAGATTGATTTTTATAAGTTTTCCCGTCGGCGTATTAATATCTCCCCAGTTTAAAGTGTCGCTCTCTTTGGCTTCTGGAAAGTCAACCTCAACTATCCGCAGCTCTCGCTCGTGTTCAAATGACAGTCGTTTGTGTACATAGGGCCAAAATGCATTATTGAAGGGAATTAAGTGATGTTCGTAATCAATGTAGTTGACCACTCCAACATAGCTCTTATCAGTTAAACACTCATGTAATCGATTGTATGTTGACTGAATAGCTACGGCTTCATCTGTGCTGGCATAGAGTTTCCACATTGCAGCTGACTCCCTATCATTCATATGCCAGCAGTTGATGTAAGCCCAGTAGCGCATTGACTTGGAAAAGTTTGAAAAACCGGACATGTCAAAAGTTGGACTGAAGCCGTTCGCTTGCAGAGACTTCGGATCGAGGTTCGCTTTAGACCATGAACCTTCATATGGGTCTTCGAACTGGCTGGCCCGTGCAAGAAAGAGGCAACTCGTTTCGAGCAGAGAGACGAACTTAGTAAAGTCCATGTAACGCCAGATCTTAATTTCTGGATTTTGCGGCGCTGTAAAACATTCATGACCAATGAAAGACGGCATATTTGTGGATTGATTCTGTATTCAAGTGAGACGACGAGGAGGCCTAAGCTTGCGTCTTAGAGTTTTCGATACGCTTGGTTAGTTCTGCGATTGCTTTATCAAGTCCTTCACGATCGTTGGAGAAGACTGCAGCAAAGTCCTCCTGTGGATACCGCAGCAATGCTACAGGCTTCCAGTCGAACGCTCCCCGATCGGCTTGAGGCGGCTCTGCAATCGCGTAGGTCGCATATTTAAGCGGCTCGCCTGGCAGCCAGCCGTCCGGCTTAAATTCATAGCAGGTGTAATTGACTTTCCAGTCACCAATATAGGTTTGTCCAAAGGGGCTCATTGTTTTTCCTTATTAAAACACTATGCTAGCACGCCGAATTTTGATCCCTCGGCATGTCGCCCTTGACCATATGTCGCATAGATGGGAAATCTGAAAATATTTATTGCTGTCGACAGAAAATTTCCTGTTGGAACAGTGAAAATGCCTGTGTTTATTCACAGGAGAAGGTCATGACCACCGCTGCACTCGGCTTCATCAATGTTTTAAATCTCCGCCGAGTTCGTAAGGTGGATGTCCCTGTTCAGTCGTTCGTGAAGGCTGATGGCCTGGACACCTGCCTGGCCTGCTGGAAAGCATGGATGGCTGGCGACGAGGATAAAGACCTGGGCATGAAGACGATGCGCGGCCTGTCTGGTGAGGAAGATGGGGAAGGGAATACACCAGACATTCACGAGGCCCAGCAGGATGCCGACCAGCGTATCGGTGCCGCCACTGATGCAATGATAAACAGCTTGAGCCGCATTCACGTGTGGGCCATCTACCGCATGTGCAGCATCACCAGCGTGTGGAAGTTTCCGAATGCTGACCTGACCGTCGTGGCCACAGAGGCACGTGACGAACTGACTAAGAAGCTCAAGCGAAACATTTGCACAGCAACTCTTTTCTGATATAGTCGCGGCTTAGGCCGTCTTCGCACGTCCAGAGAAAAGCCCGAACTGTTAAACGTTCGGGCTTTTTGCGTTTGTGGCCCACTCAGCAGATAGCTTTGGGGTTCGCCGCCTAGCCCACGCACGGGCTTAACCGATCAATGCGGGCGCAGCTGCCCAGCCGCGGGTGAGAGCCCCGCCGTCCGCTCCCGTGTCTCCGGTCATGCACCAGCAGGATCTTCGCCGCCCCTCGCATCCATGCGCCGGGCGGCTTTTTTTCGAGGTATCTAATCAAGCGCAAGACTGCCATCAAGTCGTCATCGCTCCCGACCCGCTCCCCAATTGGCTCAGCTATCGTGCTGTGGCTGCTTCTCGATCGCTTGGGAGCGCCGAGCTGGGCATTCGGCGTGCTGTGGACTGTAATCGGTCTGGCCGCTATCACCTGGATCCATTGCTTGGCCACTACCACCGAGCGTGACGTGCCTGGCTTTGGGGGGAAATAGCATGACCGTCGCGCAGGAGTTGGACTGGCTGCGCCATCGCTTGCTCAAGGTGCAGGAACAAGCAACATTCAATCGGATTCGAGGTAACGCATGAACGATATCGCACGCATCTATCGCGCCGAGATGCTTCGCGCCGTGCTCGGGCCTGGCGCGCACCCAGCCAAGGCCGCCGACCTTCATCGTCTGAACCAACTCGCTGAACACATGGCTACGTGCGAAGAAGCCCAGACGATCCTGCGCGCTAAAGGCCATGGCGGTCCAGGCACGACCATTATCGAGGCGGCCCGCCAAGTCCCCACCAACGTGAAGCAGGTTATCCGCGCGCTTTTCGCGGCCCCGGCGGCGCGTGAACAGGGCATAGAGAACGAACCCGAGCCATGGAAGGCCACCTGATGGCTACCGTCACCCTTACTTCGCGCGCCCGAGTGGCTTTGTGGACCCGCCCGGTACTGGCTAGTGCGTTCCTACTTTCGTGGATCGCTAATTGCTCGATCGACTGGGTCGTTGATCGCGGCATCAAGTTCGAATCGTCGTGAAGCTGCAGCAGCTAAGAACGCAACTGCGGCCAGCGGCAAGCAAAGTCACCATGCTACCGACGCAGCGACCCGAAACAGTAAAGCGCAAGCGCGGTTCAGCTGGTGTCCGTGATCGTGATCGCATCCGCGCACGTGACTGCGGCTTGTGCCAGGAGTGCAAGCGCAAAGGTCGCACCACCATCGGTGGTCCGGTCGACCACACCATCCCGCTCTGGAAGGGTGGTAGCGACGACGACACCAACAAGGAAGTGCTGTGCGTTCCATGCCACGACGCCAAGACTGCGCGTGAGGCTGCGGAGCGATCGCGCGGCTGACGATGGTCGGCAAGGGGAGGGGGTGTTGTAAGTCTACAACGCCCCGGACCCGGACACCGACTAGCAACTCACGCGCAGAAAAAATCCCCTTGGAGGAAATTGTTAATGGCTTTAACAGGCAAAAAGCGAGCCTTCGCCGATGCCGTTTTGGCCGGGTTCTCGAATAAGGAAGCGGCAATCCGTGCCGGCTTTAGTGAAAAAACAGCATCGGCAGCCGGGTCCCGAAATGTTAAAGACCCGGATGTTAAAGCCTACCTTGATCAGCGGCGCACCACTGGCGGCGGCGGCAGCGCCAATACCCCCGCGCCACTACCGCAGGCCGACGACTTGGTCGACATCCCATCGACCACAGACCCGATGGAATTCCTCACCAATCTGATGAATGAGCCAGCCGCTGATATCCGCATCCGGGCTGATGTTGCCAAAGCTCTGATGCCGTTTAAGCACCAGAAGCTGGGTGAGGGCGGGAAAAAGGATCAGAAGAACGAGAACGCGAAGAAGGTGGCGAGCCGCTTTGCGGCAGCCGCCCCGCCCCAGCTCAAAGCAGTGAAGTAAGGACGACAATATGGAATGGTCTACCGCCTGTCCGGACTGGGAAGACAGGCTAAAGGCCAGGCTGTCGATCATACCTCCGCCGATTTTCCCGCAGCAGGCCGAGCAGGCACTGGCCATCTTCAAGGAATTGAAGGTAACCGACTTGCCTGGCAAGCCGACGTTCGGTGAATGTAGTGAGCAGTGGGTTTTTGACTTCGTCGCTGCCATCTTCGGCGGCTACGACGCCGAAACCGGCAAGCAGATGATCCGCGAGTATTACCTGCTGATCAGCAAAAAGAACACAAAATCAACGATCGCGGCCGGCATTATGCTGACGGCGGTGATCCTGTGCTGGCGTGACGAAGAAGAGCACCTCATCCTGGCGCCAACCAAGGAAGTGGCCGACAACAGTTTCAAGCCGGCGGCTGCGATGGTACGGGCTGATGAAGAGCTGCTGGCGCTTTTCCACGTTCAAGACCATGTGCGAACTATCACGCATCGCGTGTCTCGCGCGTCGCTGAAGGTCGTAGCGGCCGACACCGACACCGTGTCCGGCAAAAAGTCCGGAAAGGTGCTGGTAGACGAGCACTGGCTATTCGGCAAGCGCGGCAACGCCGAGGCGATGTTCATGGAGGCGCTGGGCGGCCAAGTGTCGCGTGATGAGGGATGGGTCATTTACCTGACCACCCAAAGCGACGAGCCGCCTGCCGGTGTCTACAAAGACAAGCTGAACTATTTCCGTGATGTACGAGACGGAAAGATTCACGATCAGAAATCGCTGGGCGTGCTCTACGAATACCCCGCCGCGATGGTAAAGGCCAAGGCCTACCTCGACTCCTCGACCTACTACATCACTAACCCGAACATCGGGCGCTCCGTGAGCGCCGAGTGGTTGGAAGATCAGCTGCGCAAGATGCAGCAACGGACGGACGGCAAGTTCCAGCAGTTCTTGGCCAAGCATCTGAATGTCGAGATCGGCTTGAATCTGCGCTCCGATCGTTGGGCTGGCGCGGATTTTTGGGAGCAACAGGCCAAGGTGCCGGGATTGACGCTCGAGCAGCTGCTCGAGCGCTGCGAAGTGATCACAGTTGGCATCGATGGCGGCGGCCTGGACGACTTATTGGGCCTGGCTGTTGTCGGTCGAGAGCGCGCAACCCGAAAGTGGCTAGTTTGGACGCGCGCCTGGGCGCATCCGATCGCACTCGACCGGCGAAAGAGCGAAGAGAGCCGTTACGAAGATTTCAAGGAACAGGGCGATCTGATCATCATCGAGCAGCTGCCCGGCGACGTGGCTGCAGTGGCCGCTGTCGTCAAGCAGATCAACGAGTCAGGTTTGCTTGCATCGGTCGGCCTCGATCCAGAGAAGACGCACAAGGTGATGTTCCAGGCCTTGATCGATGCCGGCATTGACGAAGCCATGTGCTTCGGCATCCCTCAGGGCTGGAAACTCGTCGGTCCCATCAGCGTCACGGAGCGGAAGCTGGCGGAGGGCGTGCTTCTGCACGGCGGCCAGCCTCTAATGAACTGGTGCGTAGGCAATGCCAAGGTCGAGCCGCGCGGAAACGCGCTCCTGATCACTAAGCAAGCATCGGGCATCGCGAAGATTGACCCGCTGATGGCGCTTTTCAATGCCGTCTCACTGATGGCACTGGATCCAGTCCCGAATCAGACCACATCAATTTACGACGAGGGCGTTTGTATATGAGCTTTATTGACTGGGCGACCCTCGTCGCCGGCATCATCGGCCTGCTTTCGATCACCGTCGGCGCCGGGATGATCTTCGTGCCAGCGGGCTTCATCGTCGCTGGCGCTGGCCTGCTGTTCTGGTCGTACACCGTTGCCCGCGCCATGGCGCGCGGTGGCATCAAGGAATAACGGATGTTCGCCAAACAGTTTTTTAGCCCGCAGGTTAGCGCCGGCGGCGGTGGCAGCTGGCTGTCCGGCCTGGGTGGAGCGCGCTCCGATGCGGGACCGCTGGTGACTGTCGAGTCAGCACTTACGCTGACTTCGCTGCAGGCCTGTGTGACTTTGATCGCCGAAAGCATTGCGCAACTGCCGCTCGAGCTGTTCCGCCGCACCAAGGACGGCGGTCGCGAGCCGGCCAAGGATCACCCGCTTTACCGGATCCTGGCGTATGCCCCGAACGAGTGGCAGACGCCGTTCGAATATCGCGAGAACAGCCAGCTGAAGGCTGGCACCCGAGGCAACTCGATCAGCCTGATCGGCCGGGATGGCGACGGCACTGTCACCGGCTTGTACCCGGTGGATACCGAGAGCGTCCAGGTGCTCAAGGGGCCAGACCTGCTGCCGTACTACCGCATCGATGGCCAAGAGCCGATCCCGCAGCGGATGGTGCATCACGTACGGTGGTGGAGTCTGAACAACTACGTCGGCATGTCGCCGATCATGCTGCACGCGAACGCCATCGGCCACGCCCAGGCGATCCAGCAGTACGCCGGCAAGTCGTTCCTGAACGGGACCGCGCTGTCAGGTGTGATCGAGCGCCCGCGCGAGTCGTCGCCGATCAAGGACCAGATCGTCATCGATCGAATCACCGACCGTTGGCAGCAAATGTACGGTGGCAGCACCAACGCCAAGCGCGTGGCGATGCTGCAGGAGGGGATGACATTCAAGCCACTGTCGATGACCAACGTCGACGCGGAGCTGATCCCGGCCCTGAAGCTGACTTCGCTCGATATCGCGCGCATCTACAAGGTGCCGCCGCACATGATCGGGGAGCTGGACAAGGCCACGTTCTCGAACATCGAGCACCAGGCGATCCAATTCGTGATCTACACGCTGCTGCCATGGATCAAGCGGCACGAGCAGGCGATGATGCGCGACCTGCTGCTCCCGAGCGAGCGGGACGAGTACTACATCGAGTTCAACGTCTCCGGCCTGCTGCGCGGCGACCAAGGATCACGCTACGCCGCATACGCGGTCGCCCGCCAGTGGGGATGGCTGTCCGTCAACGACATCCGTCGCCTGGAAAACCTGCCCCCTATCAAGGGTGGCAACACGTACCTGCAGCCGCTCAACATGGTCGACGCGGCCAAGCCGCTGCCGGTTACGCCCGTCAAGGCGAGCGCTGAGCAAGTCGCCGAAATTCAAGGAATCCTTGCATGAAGAACCGTTTCCGCATCGCCGGCATGATTTTTAATCAGCCACTCATGGTGACCGAGTCGATGCTAGACCAGGCTGCGGCATGGGCCAATCAGCAAATGAGCCTGAACATCGTCAACCTAAGCCTCAACGGCGCGCAGCCGCAGATGATGGATGACGATAATGGCCCGTACGAAACGGCCGCCATGCGGGCCGAGTCATCGCGCCGTCAGATGATTGCAGATACTGGCGTGGCCATCATCCCAGTGCATGGCGTGCTGGTGAGTCGCAGCATGCAGATGAACCCATGCGAAACCATGACTAGCTACGAGCAGCTGCGTGGCCAAGTCAGCGCAGCGCTCGCGGATCCAGCGGTTGAACAAATCGCTTTCGACATCGACAGCCCTGGCGGCAGCACCGTCGGCGCTTTCGAGCTGGCTGACTTCCTCTTCGAAGCGCGCGGCGTCAAGCCGATGAGCGCGATCACCCACTACAGCGCCTACTCGGCCGGTTACCTGATCGCGTCGGCGATTGGCAACGTCTCCATGTCGCGCACCTCAGGCGTTGGTTCTGTCGGTGTGATCGCCAAGCACATGGATGTCTCTGCCCGAAACGAGCAAATGGGCGTGAAGGTGACAACGGTCTACGCTGGCGCGCACAAGAACGACCTGAGTCCGCATGAGCCGCTGACTGACCAGTCACTCAAGTTTCTGAACGACATGGTGCAGGGATATTACGGTCAGTTTGTTGACTCCGTCGCCCGGTACCGTGGTATCGGCGCTGACGCGGTGCGCAGCACCGAGGCTGGCGTGTTCATGGGTCAGCAAGGTATCGATGTCGGTTTCGCCGATCGTATCGAGACGCCCCAAGCTGCCATTGACCGCATCGCTGCCCAGGCGCGTGAGGCGCGCGTCTCCCGCAATTCGAAGCAATCCATCGGCGCCCGCGCAAAAGCAATGGCGCTCCAAACCCAAATTTGACCGCGTTCGCGGGACAAGCAACCAAGCCGCCCTCGAGGCGGCTTTTTCAATTCTAGGAGAGGCAATATGCCAACCATTAACGAACTCCGCAGCGAACGCGCCAAGGTCAACGCCAGCGTGCAAGCCCTGGCCCTGATCGAAGCCGGCGGCGGTCAACTGACCGCGGAACAGCTGGCCGAGTTCACCGGTCTGCAAACCAAATTCGGCGAGCTCACCGCGCAGATCACCCGCATGGAAGCGTCCGAGAGCATGGCCGCTGCGGCCGCCGTGCCTGTCGACCGCGCCCTGTCGGCGATCCACCAACCCGCAGCACCGCCTGCGGCCGCTGCAAGCATGTCGGCGACGCCGCGCATGCCAAGCGTGCCTGGTACCGGCATGTCGCGCATGGTGCGCGCACTGGTTGTCGCTCAAGGCAATCAGCAGGTGGCCGCCAAGTTTGCGATGGACAATCACTTCGGTGAAGACGTCGCGATGGCACTGAACACCCTGACGCCTGGCGCCGGCGGCGTGCTCGTTCCGCAAAACATGGCCCGCGAGGTGATCGAGCTGTGGCGTCCGCAGTCGGTTGTCCGCCGGCTCGGCGCGCGCACGCTGCCGCTCACGAACGGCAACATCACCCTGCCGCGCCTGAAGGGTGGTGCAGTCGTTGGCTACACCGG